TTGATTTTACTAACATTAATGTTCAAAAGAAATGTTTTCACTATACTAATCTCCGTCCTTTATGGAAATTTGATAATCTTAGTAAAGGCAGTCGATGATGAGAAAAATACTCGGGCCTCCGGGAACAGGGAAAACGACACGTCTCTTACACTATGCCAGAACTTTTCTTAAACTAGGAACTCCTATCGATAAGATAGGGTATTTTGCCTTTACCAAGAAAGCTGCGAGTGAAGCCAAAGAAAGAATGCTTGATCAAAATCCACACCTGAGTGAAAAACAATTAAAACATTTTAGAACCCTACATTCCCTGGCTTTCTGGAAACTAGGCATGAAAAAAAGTGAAGTTATGCAAGATGAACACTACGAAGACATAGGCAGGAGTCTAGGGATAGAAGTAACGGTCTATAGTAATGGAGAAGAAACAACCGGCTTTGTTAATTCAGATAGTGAATACTTTAATATAATTAATGCAGCTCGAATCAAAGAAATACCTATTGAAGAGGAGTACAATACCGATATGTATTCTCAGGATCTCGATCAAAACCTATTATACATTCTCAGAGATGAATTAAATAACTACAAAGAGTCCTATCATCTTAAAGATTTTACCGATATGATTGAAAAATTCATTGTGGCAGAACTTTGTCCGAAATATGACGTCGTTTTTATTGACGAAGCTCAAGATCTGTCGCCGATTCAATGGAAAATGTTTGATATCTTAAAGAAAAACTCTAAGCATGTTATATTAGCTGGCGATGATGATCAAGCCATTTATGGTTGGGCTGGTGCAGATGTTAAAAGATTTCAACAAGAACCGGCAAAAGAAATAGTGCTACCACAATCTTACCGAGTTCCTAAAAGGGTTCAACATATTGCTGACAATATTTTAAGTAGAATACCAGATGAACGAAGATTAGAAAAAAAATGGAAAGCACGAGATGAAGATGGATCTATAAATCCTGTTACTTCTATTGAAGATGTTCCTTTACATAAAGGGAAGTGGTTAGTATTAGCGCGAGTCAATGATAAATTAATAAAGCTTAAACCATTACTCAGAGACATGGGAATTTATTTTGAATATAAAAACAGAAAGAGTTATAAAACTCATCTCTATGATGCCATTCAAAACTATAAGCGATGGACAAATGGATCCCAACTCTCCATCTCAGAGTGCAGAGATTTATTTGAATTTTTTGGAAAGGAATTTCCGGAAAAGGAAGAAAGACTTTATGATTTAAAAGAATTTGGCTATAGCCCTACTCAACAGTGGTTTGAAGTTTTTGAAACTGAACCTGAAGACAGTCTCTACATTAGAACTATGTTGCAGGCAGGCGAAGAATTATCCAAAGAAGCTAGAGTTAAACTATCAACAATTCATTCAGCCAAAGGAGGCGAAGCTGATAATGTTTTACTCATCATGGATAATACCAAAACTATCAGGGAAGCTATTGAAAAAAGCCCAGATAAGGAAGACGAAGAAAACCGGATTTGGTATGTGGGCGTCACACGTACTAAACAAAATTTATATATTATGGCGGCAAAAAAGGAGGCTAAAGGATATGACATCGAAAGTATACAATAAACAAATTGGAGGATCTCACTATAAAGATATGGTGATGCAGCCAAGCGAGTTTATAAACAAGAACAAATTGCAATTTGCAGAAGGAAATGCTATTAAATATATCTGCAGACATGCGCATAAAGGAGAAGTACAAGATCTAGAAAAAGCTAAACATTATATTGATATGATAATTGAAAGAGATTATGGCCCTCAGGAAAGTTGGGTAGACGGTTATAATAAATGGAAAGAGCTTAAGGATAAAGGAGTTGTTAACGGCAAAGTAAAACTTGGTGATTTAAAAAAAGAAAGGTGTCCACATAACTAATGCGAATTCCTAGATTTGAAGCCCAGACTGAATGGGTGAAGCCGACAGAATTTCCAGACCTAAGACAGGTAGATGAAATTGCAATCGATCTAGAAACAAAGGATCCTGATTTAATTAAAAAAGGATCAGGTTCTATCATTGGTAATGGAGAAGTAATAGGTATAGCCGTCGCCACTTCTTACTACAAAGGATACTTTCCAATTGCTCACGAAGGTGGTGGGAATATGGAGAAAGCTAAAGTGTTATCATGGCTTAAAGATATTTTAGAAGCTCCTTCCACAAAAATATTTCACAATGCTATCTACGACGTGTGTTGGTTAAGAGCCATGGGTTTTAAAATCAATGGAGATATTGTTTGCACCATGTTGGCCTCAGCCATCACCGATGAAAATAGATTTAGATACGATCTTAATAGTTTATCCTGGCATTATTTAGGCTACGGTAAAAATGAAAGAGCACTAGCCGAAGCTGCATCCGAATGGGGCATCGATCCCAAAGCAGAGATGTATAAGCTCCCTGCCATGCACGCAGGATCTTACGCTGAACGAGACGCAGAAATTACTTTAGGTCTTTGGCAAGAACTTAAAAAGGAAATTATTCAACAAGACCTAGAAGATATATTTGATTTAGAAACAGATCTCTTTCCATGTCTAGTCGACATGAGATTCAAAGGCGTTCGCGTTGATATCGAAAGAGCTCATGCCATGAAGAAACAATTAATGGCTGAAGAGAAAGAAATCCTTAACAAAATAAAATCAGAAACCAATGTTGACACTCAAATATGGGCAGCACGATCCGTCGCAAATGTATTTGACATGTTGAAAATAGAATATCCAAGAACAGAAAAAACATCTGCTCCTTCCTTTACTAAAAATTTTTTACAAGAACATAAACATCCTGTCGTAAACCTCATTGCTAAAGCAAGAGAGATTAACAAAGCTCATACCACATTCATTGATTCTATTTTAAGGTACGAACATAAAGGTAGAATCCATGCAGAGATTAATCAGCTTAGAAATGCAGGAGGAGGAACGGTCACTGGAAGATTTTCTTATCAGAACCCAAACCTTCAACAGATTCCCGCTAGAAACAAAGACCTAGGACCCAAGATCAGAAGTCTATTCATACCTGAAGAAGGATGTAAGTGGGGTTGTTTCGATTATAATCAGCAGGAACCCAGACTCGTGGTTCATTACGCAGCTCTTTATAAACTTCCATCTGTCTATGATGTACTTGATTCTTATAGAGAAAATTCTAAAGCCGATTTTCACCAGACCGTAGCAGACATGGCAAAGATTCCTCGTATTCAAGCCAAGACAATTAATTTAGGATTATTTTATGGAATGGGGAAAGGAAAACTTCAAGCAGAACTAGGAGTCACCAAAGAAAAAGCAGCAGAATTATTTCATACTTACCACAGTCGAGTACCCTTTGTTAAACAGCTAATGGATAAGGCTTCTAACAGAGCACAAGAAAGAGGACAGATTAGAACGTTACTTGGCAGATTATGCCGGTTTCATTTATGGGAACCAAATTCATTCGGGATGCATAAAGCATTACCACACGAAGAAGCACTCAGGGAACATGGACCAGGAATCAAAAGAGCCTATACTTACAAATCTTTAAACAAATTAATTCAAGGTTCTGCAGCAGATATGACAAAAAAATCTATGTTAGAACTCTATAAAGAAGGCATAGTAGCCCATATTCAAATTCATGATGAACTTGATTTATCTATTGAAGATGATAAACAGGCTAAACGAATTGTTGAGATTATGGAAAATGCTGTTACACTCGAAGTTCCCAATAAAGTCGACTATGAGTTTGGTAAAAATTGGGGTGACATCTATGATTAACAAGGAGGAAACATGGAAAAAGTTAAACAACTTTGGACATTAGCAAAAGCTAATCCAAAAATATCTGCCGCTGTTGTGGTAGTAATTGTTGCCATTTATTTTTTAGCAAACTAAGGATTTTATGTTGAATGGCTTATCTGAACGCAAACATTCCTGCCACGTATGCGCAGGTAAGGAGAGAGTATCTCTATGACCTTTCCGGACATGTGGGAGAAGCTGAAGACTGTGTCATCTTTGGGTTGGCATCGATTTCAGGGAGTGCGATACTCTTTCACGCAATTATGGAGAATGGAGCTGTATTCTACCGCCTACCAATCTCTGCATTCATACAAAAAGGCTTTGATGTTAAAGAAGTTCCTCGGATGCGACTTGACGAGTTGGAGCTTTGGAATAGTTTTAGTTACTATCCTAGTGTTAGTACTTTTGATATCCTCTTAGGACAATCAGGAAAATATATTGGAAAAGATAAAAAATGGTATCATGGTACTTATCTTTTTACGGTTGACTGGGCTCACCCCGAGAGTAATATAGTCGATACGGATCATTCGGAAATCCCGGCAGAACATAAATGCGCCCACATAATGGCCCTGGAAAACGGAAATTATGCAGCTCAACCCAATAATAGAATTATATGGAGTATTCCTTCATTTACTGTTAAGGATGAAGTGCCATTTGATTGGAAGGTCCAAACCAGTACGTGGAATGTAGAGGATACAGGGAAATGGAAAACAGAAGATACTGATAAGTATTTCTATAACATTGAGGAAAAGAAAAATGATAAAATGGATAAAAAAAAAACTTAAAGAAGCATGGGACTACTTGAACAAAGATGACCGAGACTAGATGTAAAACTTGTAATTGTCTATGCCATTGTTCTGTGCTAAACCATTCTGATATGCTAGGTATCTGTCCGTGCCAAATGTGTAAATGTGATTCAAAAGGAGTCACTGTTGACGATACAAAGGAATGTGAAACGTGCCAATAGACGAAAAACAAACTTGCAATATGCATACCAAAGAAAAAGAAAAATCAGGTACATGTTGTCAAATAAAAGACGAACAAGAAAACGCAGAGCAACGAACGTATGAACATTTTGTTAACGTTGGAACTGCACCAAAGGAGCCAAAATGAATAAACTATTTCTAGTGCTCGCACTGTTATTTGCCTTGAGCGCCTGCTCGGTAGGCAAAAAATGTACCTATACTCAAGATGGAACTAAAATTTCATCATGGGTTTGGTTTTATGGCGGCGACAAACCGATTGATTTAGATAAACTCAATTGTAATTAATTTTTTGAAAATGGTTAACTTCCCTTATGATATACAAATCATGAGCATGTTTATTTTTATTATATTATACTTAGCAATGGATATAATATTCTAATGAAAATAAAGAGCTTAGTTAGGACAATTTCAGATATGGACGTAAACATCAAAGAACAAGACATTTTAGATAGATTAGGCGATCGATTTCGCTGGCCAAAGACATATCCCTGGGGCCAACCCACAGTAGAAGTCATTAAAGAGGATAAAAGATCCTATCAAGATTTTTTCTTGCAAGATGGATTTATTGATTCAGATAAATGTATTAAATATTATCAAGATGGCTACACCTTAATTATTTCACATATAGGATCTCTTCATAAAGAAGCGAGAAAAATTAAAAATAAACTAGATAATTTCTTTCACCTCAATATTAATTGTAATTTTTATTTTGGAACAGGAAAAAAGTCCACATCTTTTTCTTCACATGCTCATAACTATGATGTTTTGATAAAAAATATTTATGGTTCCTCAGTATGGTCGCTCAATAACAAAGAAACAACCTTAGACAGACAAAGGGTATTTTATCTTTCAAAAGGTACTGAGCATATAGTAACGAAAATAACAGACAAAAAATTATCAATGACATGTAATTTACCACATACGAAGGAGACCACTAATTGATGTTGACTGATTTTATAGACGTGATGAATTTTATATTCATTGCTAATGATATGTGGATGTTATGGACAGCCTTTGTTCTGGGTGGGGCTTTTATTTGGAAGATCAAAAAATGAAAATAGGACCTGAACAATCGGTACAGATGCCGATGAAGACCGTAATCTCCCTGATCGTAATGGTCGCACTCGGCACTTTCGGATTTTTCCAGATACAAGAGAAGCTTAACCAACACTCAACTAAACTAGAGATCATGGGGAAGGATTCTGAACTTAATACAGAATTTAGGATCAAATGGCCCAGGGGGCTTTTGGGCAGTTTGCCCGCGGATTCTGAGCAATTCATGTTGATCGAAGAATTATATAAACAAATGGACAAACTTCAGGTAAGAGTAGATGGTATGTTACATAACGAAGTAAATATAACAGCATTAAATAAAGCTGTTGAAAAACTACAAAAGGATGTAGAAAAATTAAAAGATAAGCAAAGATCCTTTGCGAATGGAGCACAGTAATGAAGGAAGTAATTATATGTGTAGCACTATGTATGTTTCTCGAAGGAGAGCTGGTGGAGCACACGTATCAAACCTCGATGGCAGAGTGCCTTAAGAATAAGCGCATTGCAGAAAGAACTGTACAGCCGGAACGCGTCCAATTTGCCTGTGGCAAAGACGTAACAGCTGAAGTTGAATATATAGAAGAAAAAGGAGAGACGGCTCCTCGTACCAGAATCCTGCGTGTTATAGAGTCAGGGTATGAAGAAGGCTTATACGAAGGAAGCACTAGATACTAATGAATAAATGGATCTATGTTTATAGAGTCGTGGTAATCTCATCTATCGTCAGTTTATTCTGGATGCACACGATGACATGTATTTAGTGAAATGGATCATAGCCATTTTAATTGGAACTTCTATAGGAATTGCTATAGGGTTCAGTGTTTACCATTATTTTTTTATGGATAAATTTAGTTGTTGCGGAGTCTATGGATGAAAAAAGTAAGTAAAATAACTAAAATAATTATATCAGTTATCTTCTTGATATTTCTCTTCATCATTTTTGTTTATGGTTAAAAGTAGGAACCCTATAGCTAGGCTCTTAAAACACTTTACACCTAAAAGGTTTAAAGATAAGACTAAATACGATAGGAAACGCGATGGAAAAACTTGGAAAAGATATTTTTGGAAAGGGCTTTAATCTTAAAGCTGAAGTGACCAATGGAGAGTGTCCTCTATGTGATTCGAAAACCGTCTTTGTCTCTATTTATCAAAATATCTATAGATGTATGAATTGCGGTGGTGACACTGAACAAAAAGTTAATGGGGTCATTAGTTATATGCCGATTTCCACCTCTGGGTTTGGTTCTCCTTTAAAAATGGAGCTGAAGCCTAATGAGCCGAAAGCCTAGGGCTTTTGGATACGTTCACGTTCGACACAAACATCGCCAACGCCCCGGACGTCATTCAAAAAGACCCAATAAACACACCACACGTAAAAAATCACGCGGCCAAGGTTAACAACCTTTACAAATAGTAAAAAATTTCTTTACAAAACATTACAAATTAACCGCTGATACCAACGTTTTTTCTTGCATCCCTCCTGGTTGTAACGTATGTAAATTATATGGATAA